ATCAACACAGGGAACAAATCTTCTTATTCAACTTTCCGTTACTCCAACGCAGAACGGTTTGCAAACAATTACGTTTTTTGATCCTTCGTACAATACACGGGTTCGAACAAGTTGGCAGGAAAAAGGTGCTCCTGCATTTGGAATTGAAGATGATGTTTTATTTATTCGTTGTGTGTTGGAACCAACGAATTACAACATCCGAGATGAATCTTGGCAAGTTTTGGAAGGAACTGAGGGAAAAATTCTATCGAAAAATAGAACGTATACCCGGCAATGGCGCATTGCGTTTGTTGCTTATGGGCCGAATGCTTGCGATTCCGTGCGTTTGATTAGATCGATGTTGCTTGAAGATTTTCCGCATGATACGCTTGCCGGGTCAAATCTTTATTTGGTTCCGGATACAGTAACCCCGGATCGCTCTCCAGAATTGTTTGAATCGCAATGGTGGGAACGTTGGGATTGGGCGGCTATCTTCAATGAGCAAGTGAACGAATCAATCACCATTCCGAAGGTTGCAACGATTCAGGTAATCGGAACGACTTCGGACAAGCAAAACTTTAACGCTTCGATTCAGGGGGAATAATGTCAAGTCCAACTCTTCCGTTGTCAAACATCGTTGATGCAACCGTAATCATTCAAGCAAATGCGGTTGCTCCCCCGGCTTTCAATCAAGCTTTAATTGTTGGAAATAGCGCAACGATTCCAAGTTACGGGACCGGGGGAAGAGTTGTTCTGTTTTCAGGCGGAACAAATATTCTTCAACAGATGTTGACTTATGGGTTTTCCTCAACTTCGGAAGAGTATTTGGCGGCGCAAAATTTCTTGGCCGCTTCTTCGAACCCTTTTTATCTTGCGATTGGGCGGCAAGATGCAACGGCAATTGGAGCGTTTACCATTGACGTTGCCGGTACGGGTTACGCTCTCGGTGATTTGATTTATCCAACTGGAATTTCAAACGCAATTTTGAAAGTGACTGCTGAATCTGGCGGAATTCCAAGTTTTTTGGCTTTTGTTCAGCAAGGAACCGGGGCAACAGTTACAAGCGGCATTGCAACAACAACAAACGGTTCTGGAACTGGACTTGAAATCAACGTTACGACTTTGGGTGAAACTTCCTTAGAAGCAATTCAGGCTTGCCGCATTGTTTCGCCAACTTGGTATCTATTCCGCGTTATAGGTTCTTCCGATGGTGATAACATCGCAATGACGGAATGGGCGCAAACCGCAACCCCGGTTTGTCAAAACTTCTTCAGAACAAGTTCAACCAATGTTACAACCGGCGACCCCGGAAACATTTTTTCAACCTTGAAAGCTGGCAATTACAACCGTTATCAAGGAATTTACGCCACGGTTCAGACGGCGGCAACAACCAATTGTGCAACAACCAATGGTTTGCCAAACATTACTTTAACTTCGGCAACTGGAGTTGTTGCGGGGCAAGGGGTTGTTGGAACCGGAATTCCTCTTGGAACAACGTTGCTTTCAATTGTTGGCACGGCTGGCGTTATGTCCAACAATGCCACGGCAACAAGCGGAAGCGTTTCTTTGGCTTTCAATGCGGCTCCAAATAATACCTATATCGCAGAAGGCTTAATGGGCCTTGCGATGGGTTTGAATACTGGATTCAACAATTCTTATTTCACATTAACAAACAAGAATTTGATTGGCATGGTTCCAGAACCAATCACACAACTTGTTTACAACACAATCGCCGGAAACAACGGAAATGTTTACGGCAATTTCGGCGGATCGTTCAATTCTTACGCAACTGGAATTACAGGAAGCGGCCAATATTTCGATAATATTTTGGGACTCGATATGTTGGTTGCCGATCTTCAGTTTGCCGGGGCAAATTGTCTTGCTGCCTACAATGCGGTTGGTCAGAACGATCAGGGACAATCGATTATTCTTCATGCGATGAATTCGCAGGGTTGTCAACCTTCAGCAAATCGCGGGTTCCTTTCACCGGGGGTCTGGAATGGAAGTACAATTCAATTTGGTTCGCAAATTGCGCTTCAGGCTGGAACTTCGGTTCCGAACGGTTTCTTGAATGTTTCGCCTTCGTATGTTCAACTTGGAGCGAAACCGGCAAAGAGGGCGAGTGCTCCTGTGTATTGCGCTGTTATTCAAACCGATGCGGTTCAGCAAATCATCATTGCGGTTCTAGTCCAACAATAAAGAAGGGGAACTATGAGTGCTTTAGCGAATCCGTTTGCATCGTTGTTCAGCGGAATTGGAACAACGTATTCATTCAAAGACTTGAGCGGTGCAATTACTTCACCGCTTGCGGGCGCTTTCGCTTTTGCCGGGGAAATTGGAGCAGGAAAAGTCGTTGTTGAAAACAGCGTTGATCACGGCGTTATGGATGGAGCGGCGGACGGGACGCAGGTTCCGGGGTTCGTTGCTGGCGATGCCGGAAGAATCACAATTGAAGTTCAACAGACAAGCATTTTTCATAAGTTTCTTTTGTATTGGGCAAACCTTCACATTCGCGCTGGAACGGGCGGCGATGTGAGTCAATGGGCTGGTTCCTCCATGCTGTTACGGAACACTGTTGACGGAACAAGTCACATTGCGACCGGCCTTACTCCAACAAAAATTCCAGATAAGGCATACGACAAGAATCCCGGCAACTTAACTTGGGTTCTTCTTGCTGCCAATCTGGTTAACCAATAACGCTGAACCCTTGATGATCTTCGGATCGTGTCGCTTTCAAGCGGCTTGTTGACAAAAAATGTCTAGACTGGTAAAGGCAGCTATTGGGGCAACAATAAAGGGTTAGTTGTTGCTCATTTGAGGAACCAATGGAAGCGACAAAAGATGTTGTTATAGGTGACTCGCGGTATCAAATTTCGCGAGTTGATGCCGAAACCGGATCGTTTCTTCTTTATCAAATTTTAGCCGCATTGCGGAAAGCAATTGCTGAAGGCGGCGAAGAAGAACCGGCTCAACAGGAACAGATTGAACTTTCGCCTGAAGAAAAAGAAAAACAAACTTCAGAAGCAACAGGCGCGATGATTCAAAATGTTTTGATGAGTGTTGATCGCGTCATGTTTGGCAAGATTCAACGGGACGCCTTAAGCGTTTGCAAGCAATACACTGCAATTGGTGAAAATGAAACTCTTCTTCCTGTTTTAATGGCGAACGGAAAGATCGCCATTCCAGATTTAAAGAACGACATTCAAGCATTAGTTTCTCTAACTCAACATTCGCTTCACTTCAACCTGTTACCTTTTTTTTCAAACGGCGGGTTCAAAGCGGTGATGATTTAGGGGGTTTCGAACCAACGCCGTTTCCAACCCTTGACGGTTATTTGTATAGACCCGTTGCGTTGGGACTTTGGAAGCAACACGAGGCAACAGACGGAACCTATTCATTTTTTGATCTTGTTGCCGCTCACGAAATTTTGGATATTCAGGAGTTAAACCGAGTTCGACATAGAGAATGGATGGGGGAACGTTAATGGCCGGGGATATAAAATTCCTCAAATCCTACTTGGTGTCACTTGGGTTTGACGTTAATCAAAGTCAATTCAATAAATTCAATTCCTCTTTGAAGGAAGCGGCTGCGCTCGTTAAAAAATCGGGCGTATCAATGGCTGCTGATGTGATTAGTTGGCAAATTAAATTGACCGCAGGATTTGTTGCGGTTTCAACTGCAATTGTAGGTACTGCGTATAAAGTTGCGATGGCTGATCAGGAATTTCGTTTGTTCGGTCAACGTATGTTGCTAAACACCGAACAAGCAAGATCGTTGAAGATCACACTTGACGCCTTGAACCAACCGATTGAAGCAATCGCCTTTGATCCTGAATTACATGCTCGCTATGAACAATTGAGGAAAGATCAATTGTTACTTTCGGCGGGTTTAGGTGGTGACTTCGAAGGAACGATGAAACAAATCCGGGATGTGATGTTTGAGTTCACACGATTGGAAGTTGAATTTAAATATTTCACCTTTAGCGTTGCGAAGAATTTGTTCGCGGCTTTGGGCGGCGGTGATTTCATCAAACAATTGCATAATTTGAATGATTGGATTATCAAGAACATTCCGGAATGGTCAAGAAAGTTTTCAACTTATCTTGTCCCGATATTGAAAGACACTTGGCGAATCTTAAAAGACTTGGGCGTTTTGTTCTTGGATTTGGGAACTGTATTTACAAACTTCATTGGAATTGTTTCTGGTGATAGTTCTTTGAAGTCCAAGACATTTGATTTTGAAAAGTTCGCCAACGCCGTTGATAAGGTTGCAAGGGCGGTTGCTTGGGTATTGGAAAAGCTAATTGCTCTTGAGGATTTTTTGGCTCAGAATCCGGGGTTGGTTGGCGGCGCTGCCTTGGGAGCTAAGGTAGGGTCATTTTTCGGGCCGGAAGGAACGCTTATAGGCGGGGCTGTAGGGGCGCTTGGCGGCGAAGCGTACGATTCCCTTCTAGGCGGCGCACCGGGCGCGGCAGGGGGCAACAGCGGGCCGGGGGCTGGCGGTGTGACGGCGGATCAGGCGCGGACGCTCGCTCAACAGATAGGCGGCAACCTTGGCGTTGATCCAAGCATAATTTATGCTCAATTCGCACATGAAACTGGCAATTTCACCAATCGGGGTGCAAGACAATTGAACAATCTTGCTGGAATTGAAAACGCAGATGGAAGTTATAAATCATTTGCGTCAACAGCGGGGTTTGCTGATTATTATACAAAGCTGATACAACGTAAGTACAGCGGGGCGCTTGGCGCAACAAGTACAGATGCATACGCGAGCGCATTAAAACAAGGCGGATACTTTGCGGATACTTTGAGTAATTACGAACATGGAATGCGAAGCTTTCAAGGATCGTATTCGAATGGTGGTGGTTCGCATTCATCGTTCGAAATGAACGGCGATATAAATATCATGCAACCGAACGCATCCCCTGATCAAATCAAAATAATTGTCAAAAGTGCAATGGAAGAACACACAGCGTTGAAAACGAAACGGAGTTTAGCTCAAACGCGAACAGCTTATGTCTAGCGTTACGGTTAATACATCGAATAATTACACTACGCCAACATCTAATCCGGCGTTAAGTCCGCAATATTCCCCGCCAAATTGGGCAACTCAAAAAGCGTTGTATTCAATTGTTGTTAATGATCAAACAACAGTAACCCCTGTAACTCCAGCACCAAATAATCCGGGCACATTTACTATGCGTGTCAATGTTGCCGGATCATCAACAACGATGTTTGTTTTTGACGCCATTAGGCGAGCGGACCATGATCAATCGTGCATACCTACAAAGAAGCCTTTGCAGACGGGTTACAACTCAACTGATCATGCGGTTTTACAACCGGCGATTATCGTTTTAGAAGCTGTTATGTCAGATGCGATTGCAGCTTATTCAACTGGAATGTGGACTGGAAACCCATCAAAGAGCGTATCCGCGTTTCAGCAAATGAAAACGTTGATGATCAATCGGGCATTGATCACGTTGAATACTCGCCTTCAAA